TTACTATAAATTCTGCTGCAGGTGGTGGTGTTGGATATTTTAATGAAAATTCTACAGGTATTAGTACGGTAAGTAATGTTGGTGTAGGTACAACAACTGCATCATCAAGACTCACCGTAGATGGAACAGTTAAGATAACTGGAATAACAACAATAGATTCGAGTCTTAATCAATCAGGTACTGCTACATTTAGTGATGATGTTACTTTTACTGGTGACAGTGCAAATGTTTTTTGGGATAAGAGTCAAAATCAATTAGAATTTGCTGACAGTGCGAAAGCCATTTTCGGGACGGGAACAGACCTTCAAATATATCATAATGGCCAGGATAGCTACATCCAAGACTCTGGAACGGGTGACATAATCATCTATGGTTCTGGTGAGACTCTTGCTAGATTTAAAGATGATGGTGGTGTAACTCTCTTCCATAATGATCTACCTCAATTTGACACGGTTGGATCGGGTGTAAGTGTTATAAACCAAATAAGTGTAGGTGCAACTGCTACCTTTGATGCAAAAGTTATAACAGGTACAGGTGCTACTGTTGGATTTGGTAGTACTGCATACTTTAAAGATGATGCAAAACTATCTTTCGGAGCTGGTGGAGATCTAGAACTTCATCATGATGGTAGCCACAGTTATATAAAGGATACAAAGTCTGCGGGTAGTTTATATCTACAAAGTTCTAACTTACTAATCAATAACCAGGCAAATACTGCCACGATGATTAGAGCAGAAGCAGGAAGTAATGTTGAGCTATACTATGCGGGTACAAAGACTTTTGAGACGAGTACTTTAGGAGTTAAGGTCAGCACTGGTTCTACTCTTCAAACTAATGGTGCTGCTGCATTTGCTGGTATTGTTACCGCAAATGGTGGATTAAGAGTTGGTTCAGCAGTTACTATTGGTATTAATAATGGTAATGCTGGATTTACTGGTATTGTTACTGCAAACAAGTTTATTGGTGATGGTTCTGGACTGACTGGTGTAACTGGTTCTGGTTCTGGTGTTGTTATTAAGAATAGTGGTTCAACTGTAGGTACTGCAGGAACAATTAACTTTGGAGATAACTTAACTGTTACTCCAATTCATCTTGGTATAGTAACTGTTACTGCATCTGGTGGTAACAACGTTGCTGGTATTGATACAACTGCAGGTTCTACATTTACCAACTTAAAGGCAACTGGTATCACAACACTAACTGGTGCTTTGGATGCTAACGGTGGTGCTACTATCGATAATATTCAGATTGGTGTTACTGGTGATAATGAGATTGATACTGCTTCAGGAAATCTAACAATAGATTCTGCAGGTGGTCAAGTTGTTATTGATGATTATTTGAGAGTTTCTGGTGTTGCTACCTTAAGTAGTAATGTCAATATCAGTGGTGTAACAACTTCTGCTCAATTCTCTGCTACTGGTACCAATTCTGGATTGATGACATCCAGATATGAGTTTACAGGAACTACTGCTGCCATTAACAATAATGGTATTGGTAATACTGAATTTAGTGGATATAAATCATATGCACTAATAAAAGTCGGACTATCAACAGCAGGATGGTTAAGACTATATACTGACGATGCATCAAGAAGTAATGATTCTACTCGTAGTGTGGGAGAAGATCCTACAGCAGGTAGTGGAGTTATTGCAGAGGCTGCAGTTAGTGCAGGTTCTACAACATTGAACTTTACACCTTATGCATTGGGTGGAAATGCTGGTTCTGCTACTACTGTATTTGCAGCAATAACTAACCAGTCTGGTGTAACTACAACCTTCAACTATTCAATTACATTGCTTCAATTAGAAGTATAAGTATTTTTTAATAAATAACCTTAACAAGACTATTGTAAAATGGCGATTACAACTACAACTATTTCTCTCGCTTCTGGATATGGACGAACAGATGTTATCCAACAGTTGGAAGAGGGTTTTGCCTTTATGCAATGGCACCAAGCAACCGCTAGTGGTATTGTAACAGGTATTACGACATATTCAGGTGGTGGTGATATAGGAAGTGCTACAACCTCATATACTGATGTTAGACCAGAATCATCTACAGGTATTGGAACTGGTGCATCATTCTATATTGATAGAGCAAGTGATGGTACGATACCAGGATATGTGTTAGTTAATAGACCAGGTATGGGATATACTGCTGGAGAAGTATTGACTATTCCTGCATCAGGTATTGGTGGAACTGCTAATGGTGCTGCTAATATGTCTATAACTGTTGGAATTGCAACGGATGGTAGTGGAGATGCGGTAGGATTTGGTTCAACAGGAGCATTCTATAAGAAAGATATTTCAGATAGTGCTACTTATCCTTGGGCAGTAGCAAGAGTTGGTATTGATACAAGTAAGGAATATGGAACTACATTCTATGGGTTCCAGATGATTAGTGATACGAAGATGATCTATAAGGTAGGAAGTTCTTTCTACCCTAATGATGCTAATGCATATACATGGGCTAAAGATAGAATGGGTGGATATGGTAACAGATTTGCAGGAACCAGATTTTTAGATTTGCCTCATGACCCAATGTCAGCAGGTGCTTATTATCTTGGTTCATCTAGTACGCAAAATGATGACTATGCTGTTGGTAGTCAAATTTATGGACATGATATTGCTAGTTCCAATAGTTATCAGTTAGATTTAAATATCTTTAGATCTTCTATTGATACCAATTTCGCTGTATTTGCATATAGACATCCAGATAAATCAGCAAACTATATTACTGATAAGCAATATCAAACATATATTCTTCATCATTTTACTAATAATATTTGGGATTTAGATTATGTTTATCTTGGAGGTCGTACTGATATTTTATCAGGAGCAACTTCTGAACCTGAAATAACATTTAGAACATATGGTACTGGAGATACACAAGTAAGCAACTATTATCAAAATAGAAGGGTAGCAGAATATGGTTACTATCCTACCGATTCAAATAATAGAGGAATTCCTTATAAGGATTCTGTTTATAAAGCCGTCCCTGCTGACGAACAAGGTAGTGCTGATGAGATTGGAATCTACTATAGAAACAACTCAAATGCTGCTAACCTTATGAATAGGGGTCGTGGTGGTGATTTAGTTAACTCTGAATATCAACAAAAGGTAGATGATGCAGCAAACTATGGTGCAGTAATTAAGGGAATTCCTCTTAATACTAAACTTGTACCTACTCCTTATTATATGCCAGATGACTTTGCATTAATTCAGTTTGACTACGCCTCTCCTGATGCATTAATTCAAATGTGGGATACAATTACTGTTAGTGGTAGTGAAGTATATACTGTTATTACTGCTTCTTATAATCAAACCAACAGGACTCGTGGAGTCGCATTCTGTGCTAGGACTACCTAATGGCAAATTATAGTTACACTTCTGCTTTATCTGGGACAAAAACTACTGCTGTTACAGGTACTGCCTCAACAGCAAATGTTGGAATAAATACGCAAACATCAGCGTGGAATCCTACTCCCAGTAGAGGTGATATTAGTTTCAATGCTCATACTTCTGGTGTTCCTGGTAATATGGTATTAAGTTCTGATGGATCTATCGGTGTATCTACAGAATCACAATACCAAGAGACTATTCCTGGCTGGTTAACTGGTCGAAGACCTACCACAGGTCAACTATATCCTCGTGGTGTCTTTAATAAATAAGTAAAAAACTCTGTGTAAACAATGGCTGCAATCATAACTGATCAAATTAGAATATTAAACGCCAAGAACTTTGTTTCAGGAGTTTCTAGTTCGGTCAATTCCTACTACGCTTTTGTGGGTCTTCCTAATCCTACATCTATTGCTGATGATTGGAATGATAGTCCACCAAGTCCTACTGATAATTTAAATAGGCACAATGCTTATTGGGATACTATTATTGGTCTTAAAAAGATTACAGGTAGTGATGTAAAGCAAGTTGTAAGAAAAGTTACTTGGGCATCTGGTTCTACATATGATTATTATAGACCAGATTATAGTATTTCTAATGTTCCAAAGAATTCAAATGGTGTTTCATTATATTCAGCAAACTATTATATAATTAATAGTGATTATAGAGTTTATATTTGTTTACAGAATGGTACAACTCCAGAGACTCCAGACGGAAAACCATCTTTGGATGAACCAACATTTACAGATTTAGAACCAAGAGCTGCTGGAACCAGTGGAGATGGATATATTTGGAAATATCTTTATACTATTAAACCAGCAGATTTAATTAAATTTGATTCAACTGACTATATGCCAGTCCCTAAAGATTGGGAAACTAATACTGACAATGAAGGTGTTAAAGATAATGCAATAGATGGTTCTATTAAAGTTGTTGTTATTAAGAATAGAGGAACAGGTATTGGAACTGCAAACAGAACTTATACTAGAGTTCCAATTAAAGGTGATGGTAGTGGAGCAGAATGTACTGTTGTAATTAACTCCGATTCAGCAATAGAAAGTGTAACTCTTTCTAATGAAGGATCTGGTTATACCTATGGTAATGTTGACTTAACTGCAGGTTCAGTCCCAACACCAGATACTTGGCCAACTCTTGATGTTATTATTCCACCTCAAGGTGGTCATGGAAAAGATATTTACCGTGAATTAGGTGCTACTAATGCATTAATGTATGCAAGAATTGAGAATGATGCAGAAAACCCAGACTTTATAACTGGTAATGAAATTGCTAGAATAGGTATTGTTGAGAATCCAAAAGCATATGATTCTTCTTCTAATCTTACTATAGATAAGGCAAGTGCAGCATATGCAATGCGTCTAGTTGGTACTGGTTATAGTTCTGCTACATTTACTCCAGATTCGATTATTACTCAAACTGTTGGAACTGGTGTTACTGCTATAGGTAAGGTTATTAATTATGATACAACAACTGGTGTGTTGAAATATTGGCAAGATAGAACTATGGCAGGATTTACTACAACTACAGCAACAGTTACTGGAGTTGCAGTTACTAATCCACAATATGGTTATGAGATAACAAGATTTTCTGCAGCAATTAGTGAAGGTGGAACGTTTGGTATTGTTGGTACTACTTCTGGACTAACAATTTCAACAGACTTTAGCGGTCTCTCAACCTCAATAAATAATAAAACATATTACCTTGGTCAATCTTTTACGAAAGGTTTGTCTAACCCAGAAGTTAAAAAATACTCTGGAAACATTATTTACCTTGATAACCGCCCAGCTATTAAGCGTTCTTCTAACCAAAAGGAAGACATCAAAGTTATATTACAGTTCTAACTAACTATGGCTCAACAAACCAATCTAAACGTATCGCCATATTTTGACGATTTCGATGCAGACAGTAACTATCATAAGGTTCTGTTTAAGCCAGGTTATCCTGTTCAGGCAAGAGAATTAACTGGTCTACAGTCTATTCTTCAGAATCAGATTGACAAGTTTGGGCAGCACTTTTTTAAAGAAGGTGCAAAAGTTATTCCAGGTAATACTGCATATACCAAGAATTATCATTGTGTAGAAATAAATAATACTCATTTAGGATTTCCTGTAGATTATTATATTGAGCAATTATTAGATAGAAAAGTAGTTGGATTAAGTTCTGGTGTAACTGCAATTATTAGTAAAATTGTAAAATCAGATGAGTCGGAAAGAGGTCATTTGACTCTTTATATTTCATATATGTCAACTGGTGTTGTAGAAGGTAATGAAGTAAAAGAGTTTCAGGATGGAGAATTATTAACAGCAGATACTGATATTATTTCTGGACCATTAAATAATCCATTTATACCATCAGGTGAATCTTTTGCTTCTGCTATTACAACAGGTGCAGCATCTAAAGGTTCTGCTTTCTCGATATCAAATGGTGTTTATTTTGTAAGAGGAACTTTTGTC